TAGGAACTCTCACCTACGAAGTAAAAATCGTTTTTATGTTGCGGGTTGGGTAGCATCGGAATTTGATGAAGATCCCCAAGTATTGAAAAGTACCAATGTTAAGTTTATGAAATATCACGAACAATACATGGAAGGGTATCGTGATGAGTCCGAAAACTCAAGAGAGATAAAAGAGTTTAAAAATAATTTAGCACACGCTTAATATGAAAACTCGAATACATGTTAATCAACATGTTATCAAAAGGAATGCCAAAACTGGAGAAAGAAAACCTGTGTTGACTTGTAAGACGTATAAAGAAAACACGTATGGTCATGAGGTTATTCTTACTGGTCCATCTAAAGTTGTATATAGTCCAGACAAACCACTACCATGTGGAGCAAAGGTTTGGATTGAAACTGAAGATGAAGTCGTTATCATATAATGTTGTCTAGGGTTGAAAATGCTAAATATCAAATCATGGATGTACCAATGTCTGGAGAAGATATAGTTGAAATCCTACAAGTACAATTTGAAGACATGGGTGTTATAGTTTCGTTAACCGAGAGAGATGATATGCCAGTTAATACTGCAAGTTGTAATGGTTATTTCTATCATCAGGATTGGGACGGTGAATCTAATATTGAATTAGAAGTCGTTGTACGAGATACGAACGACGTCATTATTATAAATAATAATGCCTGGAAATTCCTACAGCACGAAATAATTCAAACCTTGGAGCACGAAATTATACACAGGGAACAATGCGAATCACGAGATGGTTTTCAACCGACAATACAGTTTAGTTCTCATATGGAGAATTTGACTGACGCTCAAAAACGTATTGTGTATTTATCCATTCCAGATGAAATTGATGCATACGCCAATGACGTTGCATTAGATCTATTACAGATTTATAACCGAACCCAAGCTGCAAAACGATTATTAAATTGGCCAACTATTCTTGTATCCGAATCTCCAATCTTCTGTGAATACATGGATTTGTTCGGTCCAAATTCCGACATAGTAAAGGTGATTGTTAAGAAAACATTAAAAAGGATGGTATCATGAGTATGACCGAAAACCAAAAAGAAAAATTCCTCAGCCAGTGTATTGCGGTATCTCCGTGTCCAACTGGCACCAATCATGTAATGAATGATGATTATAGTGGGTGTAAGATTTGCAAACTTACTATTCAAGAACTGCAAGGGTGGGATTCATTTACAGATGTTCAACGTGAATCTTTATGTAATGAAGTATTAAAACGATAGAGGGAAAACTATATTATGACGCAAGTGACTAGGCAACAGGCATTTCAAACACTCATTGAGTCCCAAACTAAAGATGGGTATTCTTCATATATTGATGCTATCACGGACTATATGCAAGAGAATGAGTTAGAAGCGAAACAAGTATCCAAATTAATATCTCCGAATTTACAGGAGAAAATACGTGAAGAAGCAGTCAGGAATAATACTATTAGTGACACAGAATCTGGGAGTAAATTACCTTTGTGACGGGATTTGACGCATATACATTATATGTTTCAATTAAGCAACACTTTAATTCCAATGTAGTTTATAATTATGTAAAGTACCATGGAAAAAGTAAAAATGTAAATAAAGAAACATATCAAAGACGAAAGGATAAATTTTATTTTGAAGCAATAGGTTCCAAGAAGAAACACGATTTATTAAAATTTTATGTTGCGAATTTCGTTGTTGGTGATGGTAAATATATTGGTGACCTATATAATGCAGAGTCAGAAAAAGTTTATTTTGGTTGGTTAAAGGTAATTGAATCTTTAACGTATTCTTTTGAGCAGGATATTAAAGAAATTAAGGAGTTTTTAGAAGATAGAAATTTAACATTTGATGACCTCTTTAAAGTTAAAGGTGGTGACCATCCAATTCTGTTTAGATTTGTTGAACAGAAAATGATAAGGGTTGAGACTTATATTATAATGGACCAAGTTTTAAATTTCAGTAAGAACTTTAAAGAGCAAATAACAGATGAATATATCTATCCAGAAACACAGTACAAGTTTGATAGGTATTCTGAGTTTATGAATTTTGATAAACAGAAATATGAAAAAATAATGAGAGGAGTATTCGTATAATGATAATGAACGATGTAAATAAATCTAATATCAACGATGGTGAATTGGATGGAATTGAAAGACTATCTCCTATTACATTGAAGGTTAGAAAGAAGATAAATTCGGTTGATGTGGTTGAACAACTACATTATACAGAACAGGAGACTGCGTTGGAGGATTATAATAGATTAGTTCAATTTATTATCAATAAACCTTCGTTTTTAGTCGAATAAAGTCAAAATATCGCTTTACTTTTGGATGAAAGTATAGTATAATAGGGTATATTATGAAGTTGACTGACAGATTAGTATATAAATAAATCACAAATATAGGAAATATAGTATGACGCAACCCGATATCAATACTCAAAATACAGTTCGAATTGATGGTAAACAATATGAAGTAGATTCTTTACCTGATGTTGCTAAAATCTCAATTGAGCATTTAGTAGCAATTGACAAAGAAGTACAACGTCTTGAAATGGCAAGAGCAGGTTTTGCTCAAGCAATTAAAGCAATTATGGATGGTGACGATGCTCCTGATCCAATAGGTGCAGCAGAAGGTACTGAACCACCTGTCCCATCTCCAACTTCAGAAGTTCCACCGCTTAAAGTGGTGCCGACCTCTGAGAAGTAAGAATTTGAGCATTGCTCAATTAGTGGATGTCAGTAGGTGACCACTCTAAAATAAAACCGCATAAAACGACATTAATTGTCTTAATCATAAAATAGGTAAGTGAGAAATCACACCTCAAAATAGGAGAAGTAAATATGGCATTCGCAGCCTTAAAGAAAAGAAGTAACTCAAGTAAAAATGTATCCGATATGATGGATAAGTTAAACGCAGCATCTGGTGCTGGGTCTAACTCATACGTTGACGATCGGTATTGGAAATTGGAAAGAGATAAGACAGGGAATGGTTATGCAATCATTCGTTTCTTAGACGCACCTGATGGTGAAGACTTTCCTTTCGTCAAAATGTATTCACATGGTTTTAAAGGTCAAGGTGGATGGTACATTGAAAATTCATTAACAACTCTCAATCAGCAGGATCCAGTATCAGAGGCAAACTCTGAGTTGTGGAACTCTAACATTGATTCAAATAAAGATATTGCTCGTGGACGTAAACGTCGTCTTCAGTTTATATCTAACATTTACGTTGTTAAGGATGCAAAGTTCCCAGAAAATGAAGGTAAGACATTCTTATTCAAGTATGGCAAATCTATTTTCGACATGATTCAAGCAGCTGGTTCACCAGAGTTTGATGACGAAACACCAGTAAACGTTTTTGATTTATATAATGGTGCCGACTTTAAATTAAAGTCACGTATGGCAGACGGATTTATTAAATATGATAAATCTGGTTTTGAAGAACCATCTCAGTGGTTGGAAGATGAAGGTGTTATGGAGACATTATACAATGGTATGTATTCTCTTAATGCCGAAGTAGCGGAAGATAAGTTCAAATCGTATGACGAGTTGAAAACTAAATTCCTACGAGTAATAGGAGGAAGTGCTGGAACGTCAAGTTTCACTGCTGAAACTGTTGCTGCTACACCAGCACCTGTTGCGCAAGCAGCTAAGTCGGATGAAGTGCCTTGGCATGAAGATGACACTGCTCAAGCAGCAAGTTCTGATACTGAAGAAGATGACACTATGAGTTATTTTTCAAAGTTAGCAGAAGGTTAAAAACTTTGGTAGTTTGAAAAGAGGGAGACTTTTGTCTCCCTTTTTTTAGATATAAACTACACTTCCACCATTGCCATGAGGTAGATTAGGAGCATGTGCAGTAGTGTTTCCAGCATACATGTCGCCCTGATTTGTAATATTGGTGACAGTACTGCTATCAACATACGCTGTGCCACTGTCCTGACCACCAGTAAGTGATGCAGTTGATGTAAGTTGGTTAAAGTCTGACATATCATCCCCATGTTGCTTCAGAATTGTTTGGACTGATGGAGAAAGCAATATTAGTGAAGTCTGTTGCAACAGATCCAACTGTTTTTT